TTGTGAAATAGGAGTTCGTGAAGGACTTGGTTCCAAAATTATAATGGACGGCATGAGACCAAACCGTCTTAAAAATTACACTCACATTGGTGTAGATCCTTATGGAAATTTAAACTATCAACATTATGATAATTCTCCTTCTTACACTGCTGATTACACAAATGAAATGCGATTGCAGTTAGAAAAAGATTTATCTGATTATAAAGAATTTAAATTGTATCATATGACAGATAGAGAATTTATGCGACGTTATCCAGAATATAATCCTTTTATTTTCGTTCATTTTGACGGTCCTCATATGACAAAAGATGTTTTGAATGAAGCTATATTTTTTGCTGAACGTAGTATTATTAATTCAAGATTTGTTTTTGACGATTATCAAAAATTTGATATGGATACAGTATCTAAATGTTTAAAATATTATGATTTTCAAACATTAGATAAAGGTGAAAATAAAATATGCCTAGAAAGAAAAAAATAATAATTAACGATTATATGCAACATTGGATAGAATCTACTGAAACTGGCCACATAATTAAAATAGTTGACGGAAAAGATAATACTTGGAATATAGTATGTAATTGGAAGAAATACAGAAGAAAAGGCAGATTTTTTAAGCTTTAATATGGATTACGATACTATAAGATTTATTCAAAAAAGAACAAAAGAGAAGAGATCTATACTGTGTGATAAAATTATCATAGGTGTTGACAATTTTACCACATATCAATATATAATAGGGCAAATCAGATCACTCGATGATCTGCTACAAGACCTAACGGACTTGTTAAAAAAACAGGAGCTAAATGACGACGACAACGCCTCAGGCGCCCGAGACTGATTCGAAAGAAAACGGTCTCCTAAATGCATATAAGACCAAGGAAGAGATAGAAAAACTCTATCTTGATTCATCATCTCTTGATGAAAAAATAATTGATAAATTACCTACACCTACAGGTTGGAGAATACTTGTTCTTCCATACTCTGGTCCACAAAAAACTAAAGGTGGAATAATTTATTCTGACGTAACACAATCCACAATTCAACAAACCACTGTTGTTGGTTTAGTTTTAAAAATGGGGCCTCTTTGTTATAGAGACAGAGAAAAATTTCCATTAGGTGCGTGGTGCAAAGAAAATCAATGGATTATTTTTGGTAGATATGCAGGCAGCCGTTTTAAAATAGATGGCGGAGAAGTCCGAATTTTAAACGATGATGAAATCATCGCAACAATCAATAATCCAGAGGATATATTGCATACATACTGAGGATAAAAAGGAGCTAAAATGTCAGAAACTGAAATACTAAAACCAAGTCAAAAAACTGTTGAGTTAGATACGGACGGTTATGAAGATAAAGATGTCGTTGTTCAAGAAAGTAAAAAAGAAAACGAAAAAGTAAAAATAGTTAACGAAGAAGTTATTCCCGAAGGTACAGTTGTTAATCAACATAAGGATGATAAAGTTGAAATACAAGTACAAGAGGAAACTGAAAAAACAAATACCACAGAATCAAAAGATTCTAAGCCTCAATCAAAAACAGATGATCTTTCATCATATTCAAAAGATGTAAGATTTAGAATTAATGAACTTACAGGCAAAATGCGAGAAGCTCAAAGACGAGAAAGAGCTGCATTACAATATGCCAAAGGTTTACAAAAACAAGTTGAGGAAGTTAAAACAAGATTTCCAAAAATAGAAGAAAGTTATCTAAAAGAATTTGAAGCTAGAGTTGAATCTGATCAAGTTCAAGCAACTAGAGAACTTCAATCAGCAATTGAATCTCAAGACGCTGTAGCAATTTCAAAAGCTAATCAAAGATTAGTTCAAATTTCTATAGAAAAAGAAAGACTTTCAAATACGAAATACATGAGAGAGCAAGAAGCTGAAAAAGCTAAAACTGCTCCTAAACAACAATTTAATGAAGAACAAATCTATGCAAATATGCCTAAAACTAGCGAAAAAGCTAAGAAATGGGCTGAGAAAAATGATTGGTTCTTAAATGACGATATCATGACGGATGCTGCACTTAAAATCGATGTAAAGATAAAAAGTGAGGGTATTGAAGTAGATAGTGATGAGTATTATAATGAATTAGATAAACGTTTGAGAGATTATTTCCCTCAAAAATTTACTAACTCTCAACTAGAAATAGATGAGAATAAACAGGAGCCACGTAAAGTCGTTCAGAACGTTGCAACTGCTAATAGAAATCAAACTGGACGCAGGACTGTGAGACTCACCAAATCACAGTTGGCTATTTCTAAAAAATTAGGGGTGCCACCTGAAGAATACGCGAAATATGTGAAAAACTAAAAGGAGCTAAAATGAAAAAAGAAGAAAATAAAAGGGTTTCGCGCGAGTCTGAGCAAAGATCAAAAGATCTTAGAAAAAAAGTTTGGACTCCACCATCAAGTCTAGATGCGCCTCCGCCACCAACAGGATTTCATCATCGTTGGATTAGAGCAGAGACAATGGGTTTTCAAGATACTGCAAACGTATCTAAAAAACTTAGAGAAGGATATGAATTAGTACGAGCTGAGGAATTAAAATCTCAAATCGGAGAAAATGATTATCCAGTTATCTCTGACGGAAAACACGCAGGCGTAGTTGGGGTTGGTGGCCTATTGTTGGCTAGGATACCGGAAGAAATCGTGGAATCGCGCAAAAATTACTTTAAAAGTAAAACGAAGCAACAAATGGACGCGGTTGACCGAGATGTTTTGAAGGAACAACGACCTGAGATGCCTATCAATATTGATAGACAATCTCGTGTGACATTCGGTGGAGGATCTAAAAAATAATTTTTTAGAAAAAGACCATCGGGTTATTAAATAAACTTAAAATAGGAATAAAAAACTATGGCAAACTCACAAAAACCAATGGGCTTAAACCCTGTAAGGTTACTTGGTGGAACGCCGTTTAATAACTCTCAAAACAGATATAGAATCTTGAAAAATTACAACACAGCAATTTTTCAAGGTGATCTAGTAGCAACAAGCACTAATGGTACAATCGTTAGAGCCGCTGCTGGAACAAACCCTGTTGTTGGAGTATTTAACGGAGTGTTTTACACTGACCCTACAACACAGAAGCCTACGTTCAAAAACTTTTACCCTGGTACAATAAGTGCTAATAACATTATTGCCAATGTAATAGATGACCCAAATGTAGTTTACTCAATCGCAGCTGACGAATCTTTCGCCAATGCAGATTTATTTGCAAACTACAGTATTGTGGCAACAGCGGGCAGCACAGCCTCAGGAGTATCAAAAGAAGCATTAGATGTTTCAACAGGAGACAGCTCATCTACTTTTGTACTTAAAGCAATTGATATATCTCAGGATCCAGATAATTCTGACCAGACTGTATCAAATGTTGGCGTGCTAGTAATAATTAACGCGCATGAGTACCGATCAGGTACTGTGGGCAAGTCTAACTAAGGAGTTATAAACTATGGCTATTTCACGCGCACAGCTAGTTAAAGAACTAGAGCCAGGTTTGAACGCTTTGTTCGGCTTGGAATATGCACGATACGAAAATCAACATACTGAAATTTTTGCAACTGAAACTTCAGACAGAGCTTTCGAAGAGGAAGTAATGTTATCAGGTTTTGGTTCAGCTCCAGTTAAAAACGAAGGTGCTGCAGTAGAATTCGATGATGCGGTAGAAAGCTTTACAGCTAGATACACACACGAAACTATTGCTCTTGCTTTCGCGATAACTGAAGAAGCAATCGAAGATAACTTGTATGATAGATTAGCGGCTCGTTACACAAGAGCGTTAGCAAGATCTATGGCTAACACAAAACAAGTAAAAGCTGCTTCTGTATTGAACAATGCGTTTAGCGCAGGTTCATTTGCAGGTGGTGACGGTGTTGCATTATGTGCAACAGATCACCCACTAGTAAGTGGCGGAACTTTCAGTAATGAATTGGCAACACCAGCCGATTTATCTGAGACTTCACTTGAACAATCTTTAATCGACATTCAAGCGTTTGTTGACGAAAGAGGATTAAAAGTTGCTCTACAAGGCAGAAAATTAATAATTCCAAAAGAATTACAATTTACTGCAGAGAGAATTTTAAAATCACCTCTAAGAGTCGGAACTGCTGATAACGATATCAATGCACTTAAGAATATGGGTATGATTCCAGAAGGTTATAGAATCAACAATTTCTTAACTGACAGTGATGCGTTTTTCATCATGACAGATGCTCCTAATGGACTTAAGCACTTTGTAAGAGCTCCATTAAGAACAGCGATTGAAGGTGACTTCGACACTGGTAACACAAGATTTAAAGCTAGAGAGAGATATTCATTTGGATTCTCTGATCCTAGAGGAATCTTTGGATCACCAGGAGCTTAATCTAAATTAAGTCTTTCTATAAAGGGGCTGGTGTTTACACTAGCCCCTTTTTCTTTTATAATTAAATTACTATACATAACTTCTAATATCGACGCGTATAGTCGACGGCCTAGAGACGGTATTGGAATAACTAGGAGAATAAACTTATGGCAAAAACAACGTTTAGCGGTCCAGTCAGAGCTGGATATCAAGGAGGAAGTCAAGGTGATCTACCTTTAAGTCCTACAAGAATAAATACAGGCACAGTAATTTCTATCACTGATGGAACAGGTGCTTATGGTTTTTATTCAAGAATACAACCAACAACTGGATTCGGAAGTTCATCTTTTGCAGTACCAGGAGAAGCATATGGCGTATTCGGTAGAACTCAATCTGGTGCACCTTT